TGTTATATGACAATGACCGACCAACATTTAATACATCTTTTGAACTAATGGATCCAGTTTTAAAAAAATTAATGAACTTTGAAGATCCAAATATTTGTTTGAAAGCCTTAATAAGAGTAAAAGTAAATTCATATCCTAATCAAGGTACATTGATTGAACACGGTATGCATAATGATTTTCCTTTTCCTAGTAGGGCGTGTCTTATTAGTATGAACACTTGTAATGGATACACAAAGTTTGAAGATGGCACTAAAGTTGATAGTGTTGCAAATAGAGCAATACTATTTGATCCAAGTATTGACCACGGTAGTACAAGCACAACAAACGACACAAGAAGAGTTAATATAAATTTTAATTACTTTAATAGTCTAGGTAATATATCTAATAAATGATAATGACCAATAGGGATGTTGAAGAACATCACAAAATGATAAGAGTAATGCAAGATGAAAAGAAATCTGCTAGAGTATTCTGTATAGGTAATGGTGAAAGTAGAGTAGGAATAGATTTATTTAAGTATAAAGAATTTGGTAAGATATATGGTTGCAATGCCATTTATAGAGACCTCCCTAATTTATGTGATGTGTTAACTAGTGTAGACCACGGAATGATACACGAAATATATCACGCAGGAATGGCACAAAAGATACCTTGTTATTTTAGAAATTGGACTAAAGTGCCTGCTCATACATATGACGTAATAATACAAGATGGTTTACCTAAAGAAGAATTAGATAAAGCAATAGAACAAGGTGCTGTTATAACCAATGTACGTGGTGATAGTAAAGAATATGTTTTACACGGCGCTAATTTAAAAGGTGTAGTGAACGTATTGAAAAAAGATGGTGTGGTAAATAAAAGACATATTAGTCAAGCTACAATTAAAGTTAGTTGGATACAAGAACCAGACTATTCACACTCATTAGATGATATAAGCAAACCTAGAGACCACGGTTGGGCGTGTGGGGCAACTGCTGGTTTAGTTGCAGTTAAGAGAGAGAATCCTTGTGAAGTGTACCTAATAGGACACGATTTACATAGTCATAATGAGAAGATTAACAATATTTACAAGAGTACTAAGCATTACACAGCAAAAGATAACAGTCCAACACCAGGTATCAATTGGATTAACCAATGGATGACTATGTTTAACTGGTATCCAGATATAAATTTTTATAAGGTCAATAGATATAATGACGGTAGAGATAATGTCAATGGACCTATTAAAGAATGGGCAGGTATACCCAATTTGAAGTATATAGATTATACCACACTTGACTCTATGCTCTAATTATGTTATATTAGACATAGAGTTGTTATAAATAAGTATGAAGGCGATTACATAGCCTACACAAATACAACGAATATGTTAATACAAAAGGAGATAATACATATGGACTTTGAAAAGTTAAAATCATCATCAAGTAACTTTGATAATATTACAAAGGCACTTGAACAAAACCTCGGTCCCGAGGATAAAACAAACAAAAACAAGTATCAAGACGATAGACTTTGGAAACCAGAGTTAGATAAAACTGGTAACGGTTATGCTGTTATTAGATTTTTACCTGCTTCTGAAAAAGAAGAAATGCCTTGGCAAAGAGTATGGTCACACGCATTTCAAGACAAAGGCGGTTGGTACATTGAAAATTCATTAACAACTTTAAATGGTAAAGATCCAGTTAGTGAAGATAATACTAGATTATGGAATACAGGTGTAGATAGTGATAAAGATATTGCTCGTAAGAGAAAAAGAAAATTATCATACTATTCTAACATCTATATTGTTAGTGATCCAAAACATCCTGAAAATGAAGGCAAAGTTTTCTTATACAAATTTGGTAAGAAGATATTTGACAAAATATCAGAAGCAATGCAACCTCAATTTGCGGATGAAAAAGCAATTAACCCATTTGATTTTTGGAAAGGTGCAAACTTTAAACTAAAAATCAGAAAAGTTGATGGTTATTGGAACTATGACAAATCTGAATTTGAAGGTGTTACGCCAGTAGCAACAGAAGACGCTGCTATCAAAACAATATGGGCGAAACAGTATCCTTTAAAAGCTTTTGTAGACCCTAGTAATTTTAAAACCTATGAGGAACTCAAAGAGAAACTGAATAGGGTAATTATGGGTACACGAAGCACCGAAACTGTTGAAACAGTTGGCCTCCCACAACAGGCAAACGGTACGGTGAAAAGTACTAACGTTGTTGACTCTAAACCTGCTAGTGAGGAAGACGATACGTTGTCTTATTTTAGTAAATTGGCAGACGAAGAGTAAACCTTTCTCTCTCAAATAAACGTTAAAACTTAAAGGGCACCTAGTAATAGGTGCCCTTTTTCATTATAAATAGTAGTATGGCAAATATATTTGGTCCCATAAAAGATAGACAAGCAGGCGTATTAAAGTCAGCATCCTGGTATAGAGGTGCAGTACAAAATATGACAAATAAGGCAACTTCTAATACTCTTATGCGACAAGGTAAACTAAATCAAAGACCTAGCGCAGGACGTTTGAATATGTATTTTTACGACCCTAAAACTAAAAAGAAATTACCATATTACGACATATTTCCATTAGTTTTACCAGTAGATACATTTACAGGTGGTTTTGTTGGATTAAATTTTCACTATTTACCATATGCATTGAGATTTAAATTATTACAAGAGATACAAAGATATGCTAGTAATACACAATTTGACCGTACTACTAGAATAAATGCGACATACAGTACACTTAAAAATATACCGTTGATTAAACCAACTATTAAGAAATATTTGTGGAAACACGTTAGGTCAAATTTTTTAAGAATAGACGCAGACGAAATGGCAATTGCTGTTTATCTGCCTCTACAACAATTCAAGAAGGCAACACCTAGTAAAGTGTATGCTGATAGCAGGAGAGCAATCTGATAATACAGACGACAAGAGGTTATGGCAAAGAGAACAGTATGGAGAGTTATGATAGTTAAAATAAGGATGTGGTACGCAGACATAAGAGGACACCACGGACATAAATGGAACTACGAACCATCCGAACATTATATGGGTAGACACCCAAAAGATAGAAAATAGGAAATAAAAATATGGCAATCTTTCGTGCCGGCAAACGTATCGGTAATATGGACATAAGAATTGGTCTACCTAGAGATAGGTCATTAGATAACGTTGAAGGCGATAAAAGAATTACAGTACATCAACCTGGTGTTAACCAAAGAACATCTATTGGTAGAATGATTACACAAATTAATAGAGGTGAAGGTGTTGCCAGAGCAAATAGATTTTTAGTTAGACTATTTCCACCAGTAGATGTTGTTACAGAAAAAATAGATTTTGAACCAAGTCTTCTTAATTCAGATGAAATGAAACGTAATGTAGAATTGATGTGTACATCAGCAGTTTTACCACATAGGGACATATTAAATACAAATTTTGTAACTTATGGACCAGGTAGAAAAATGCCTTATGCATATGGTTATGGGTCAAGTATGGAATGTAATTTTATGGGAGATAAGTTTTTAAGACAAAGAGCTTTCTTTGAAACGTGGCAAGGTAAAATGCATAATTTAAAAACACACAATTTAGAATACTATGATAATTATATAGGCACTATGGAAATTTATCAATTAGGACAATATAGAGAAAGTGATAAGGAATATCCTGATGATAATTATAGAATGACTTATGGAATAAGATTGCACGAAGTATATCCAGAAACAATAGGAGAAATACCATATCAATCAGTAACAGATGACCCAATGCCTATGGACATACCTATAAAGTTTGCGTATAGAACTTGGGAGAATATAACATTAGACGAAGTAAATGGTGTTGAGTATGGTAAAGGTGTACCAGATATGCCAAACATTAAACCTAGTAAGGACTATGGAATATGGGGCGGAATATTATCTAAAATGCCACCAGATGTTAAACGAGCAAGTAAACAAGTTATTGAGAAAATTAAAAGAGATATGCCGATTGGTAAGGGTACTGGCGGTAGAGTATTTCCACCATTCGTTATAAATAGGAACTAATATAATAAAAGGAGTAAATTATGGCATTGCCTATATTAGAAACAGCGACATATGAATTGACATTACCATCTAAAGATGTAAAGGTTAAATTTAGACCTTTCCTTGTCAAAGAAGAGAAGATATTACTACAGGCATTAGAGTCAGGCAGTAATAAAGAAATGACTAGTGCTTTGAAACAAATAGTACACGCTTGTACTATGGGTGCTATAGATATTAATACACTACCTATATTTGATGTAGAGTATATATTTTTACAGATAAGAGCAAAGTCAGTTGGTGAAATAACAAAATTAAAGTTGTTATGTCCAGATGATAAGAAAACTTACGCAGAAGTTGAGATAGATTTATCTAAAGTGGAAGTACACGTAGATGAAAACCATTCTAACAATATTGTAGTAGATGAGAAGAAAAAGATAGGTTTGATTATGAGTTATCCTACTATCAATTCTGTTGATCCAGAAGAAAATACAAAAGGTATGAAAACTAAACAGATGTTTGATATGCTAGCAAATACAGTATATCAAGTGTATGAAGGTGATAAAATACACGCTGCTGGTGACTACACTAAAGAAGAAATGCATAAGTTTTTAGAGAGTTTAGACAGTAAGGCATACAGGAAAATCAATGAATTTTTTGATACTATGCCAAAATTGAAGCAAGACATAGAGTTAGAGAATCCCACAACGAAAGTTAAGAGTAAGCTTACGTTGCAAGGGATAGCTGATTTTTTCGTATTGCCCTCTCTCACGAAAGTTTAGAAAATTACTACCAAGTGAATTTTGCACTAATCCAGCATCATAAATATTCATTGACTGAATTAGAGAGTATGATACCTTGGGAGAGGGAAATATATGTCAATATGTTGTCTACCTATATCAAAGAAGAAAATGATAGAATTAGACTGAAAAACGCAGGACAAAAGTAAAGGAAATTATGGCAGACGATTTAATTAAAGTAAAAAAGATAACCGAAGAGTATGAATTAAAGAAGAGCGACCTTGTTCCTGATGAAGGAGAGGACGCACCTACTTGGTATAATAAAACAGCAGGTCTATTAGACAAGTTTAGAGTCATACCTAGAATGGTAATGTTGTCATATATCTATGCCTTTTATAAATCAGTAACTTGGTTTATGCAATTACCAGACCCAACGAATTCACAAGCAATGTACATATCAACTATAGTTGGTGCTGGCGCTGCCTTCTTTGGATTATATGTTGGCAAACCAGGTGCGAAGTTACCTAAAAATAAGAAATAAGGACATTTATGGCAAAGAATAGATTAGATATATCAGACCAAACAGCAGTAAGTATGCCAATGAAGAATCTTTTGGCTATATTGGTGGCAGTCGCCATTGGTGTGTGGTCTTATTTTGGTGTGATTGAGCGATTGAATATGTTAGAAACTAATACAACATTATTAGAAAAAGATTTAAACCAAGCAAGTGAAAGACTTACTGGAGATATTGAAAAGAATAACGAATTTAGAATTAAATGGCCGAGAGGTGATTTAGGTTCACCACCTGCTGATTCTGAGCAATTTATGTTAATAGAATTTTTATCAGGACAAGTAGAGTCAATACAAACACAGTTAAAGAATATGATGAACAACCAAGTAAATATTGAGAGGTTGCAGACCGATATGGATAAAGCTTTAGCTGATATAGAAAAACTAAAAGACAAAATAAGAAGTGTCAAGAATGGACACTCGGGAGAGTAATAATGTTTAAAAAACTAATAAAGAAAATAGGATTTAAGAACGGAAACTCAAAATGGTTATTAAAAATGTTAGGTGTTCTATTTTTAATTGCTATATTATTTGGTGTATTCAAATCAACTCAAGCAGTTGCAGAAGAAACACAAGAAGCACTAGATGTTGCTGAGAAGAAAGGTCTTATAGATTTAACTCCATCTGAACCAGAAATAGGCATTGTATTTGCAGTTTGTATATTTGAGAACGCAGATGGTACAAGGAAATTAGTGGATCATAGAGAAGCTATTAATATGAGTCACTGCTTGAAAGAGAAAAGAAAAGCAGAAACAAAATATAAAAAGATGAAAATAGATGGTCTCGCTGTAGGTAACTTTGTTTTTGCTTGTGATAAAGTAGAAGCAGAAATAGAGATATTAGAAAATGGTGATTGGCGTATCGTTAAGATATTAGGCAAACATCACGAATCATATAAGAAAAAGAA